TCAATAAGCAAATTGTTCCTGCATTCCTTTAGGATGCGGAGGCGCAGAACTGATTTTTTCAGGTCTACAAACAGACCTTACGAACGTTTCGTGCGTCACAAAAGTGTGCCCACATTCAATATTAGTGCATTGGTTATAGCGCTCTTTGGTTTGGCTGGAGACTTGAAAGCTGCTGCGTGTATGTGCGGACTGACCGCACAATGGACAATTCATCATTTATCAACTCTCCCCACTTTTGCTGTAATCGCAATAATGATACAACACAATTCCATTTTGTGAAGTAATCATTCCATTTCGAGATCGTCTATTTTCACCTCAAACTCAATGCTGGTCGTAAAACCACTGTCAGCGCTGACGTTGTGCGTCAACGTTGTGATCGTCCATTCCGCTTCATCAATCGGCTGTTTGAAGCCGCTAACCTTCACGGGCATTTCCGTGTAGAGATCAGCCCGCCCTTCTGCCAGCTGCAGCGAGAAGGAAGCCACACCACGCTGCAGGCGTTCCCACTGCATTTTCGCGGCCCGTTCAGCATTGGCCCGGTTGGCATAGGTCCGGTTCAGGACCAGCACATTTTCATCCGTCCCGACCAGGTAATCTCCCTGCTTTGCCTCCGGCTCTTTTGTTGTCGTGGTTTTCTTCCGACGCTTAACGCCAGTGGTTTCTTTCTTCGCGGGCTCCCGCGTGTGTAACCAGCTGGCAATCACACCTGTATAAGCTCCCCGGTCTGCCAGGCTAAAACGGTGGCTGTCTCCGACGCTGCGGGTAAGGGTGATTACCGGCAGCGGCTTTCCGCTGGCAGTTCTGCCCTGTCCCTGGCGGATAAACAGCAGATGCCCGTCTTTGACGGATGCGATGGCACCATACTGCCGGGCCAGTTTCATCAGGAAACTCGCGTCACTTTCGTTGGTCTGGTCCAGGTGATCCAGCGGTTTGCTGGTCAGTTCTTTGCCCAGGGCTATCGTCAGGTTGTGGCGAGCGGCAATGTCTTTCACCACGTCGCCCACCGTTGTCTGATGCCAGGATTTTTCCCGGCGCGTGTTCAGGGTTTCCCGAAAGTCGGCGCTGCGGGCGCGGATGGTCAGCCTGTCCGGCGCGCCTGTATGTTCAATTTCGTCCACCGTGAAACTGCCCTTTGGAAAAAGGGGCTGACCTTTCCAGCCCAGCGCCAGGGTGATAATTGCACCACGTCGGGGCAGAACAATCTGCCCATCGGCATCATCAAGTTCCAGATCGAGCTGGTCCGCTTCAAAGCCCCGGTTGTCCGTCAGGGTCAGGCTCATCAGGCGCTTATCCAGCACCTCCGTCGCGTTCTTACCTTCAATCATGATACTGAAAGCAGGCGTTTTGCTGTTGAGGTCGAGAAGGTCAGAACTGGCATTCATTGCAGCAGCCCTCCCACGGTGTTTGTGATGTTGCCAAGCGTGCCAGCAGCGGAGTCCTGCAGGTTGCTCAACTGGTCGCTTAGGCTGCCGAACATGTCAGACAGTGACTCATCCGCCCGTTTTAGCGTCAGCGTAAACTCAATCCGCCTGGCCTCCCCTCCGGCGAAAAACTCCGTTTTGGTCTGGCTCAGACTCTCAATCACAAACATGCCGTAAATGGTGCCGCTGCCCTCAATCAGAGGCCACGACTTGCCCAGCTCCGCCATCTGTTCCAGTGCCAGAAGTGACAACCTGCCGCCAGTAATTTCAGGCAGCAGCACACCGGAAAGCGTCAGCGAATCATTATCCGGCCCGAGAAACTGCGTGGACGGACGGCGGCTCACCCGACTGTTGGTCGCGTGCCGCCAGCTGCGCTGATACTGCAGCTCCTGATAAGGAACCGTGCGCAGCTGAAACACGTATAAACCCAGCACCATCATCATGAATCGTATCCTCCTTGATCACTGAAATTACTGCGGGCTTTCGCTCTGGCCCGGCGCTCGCGCTCATCGAGCTGCCTTGCCACTTCGCGGGCAATGTCCTGCGCGTTTTGCCCTGGCTGTGCATAAATTGTGATCGGGGCGTGCGTTTCGAAATGCATCACCGCTGGTTTGCTGACAGGTTTTTCCGACGGTGCCCGATACGTAGCGGCGGGCAGGCTCATCGGGTGAAGTGGCACCGCCTCTGCAGGCACCGCTGCCGTGCCCATCATCCCGGCAACAACGGAAGCCAGCGCGGCAGTGCGTCTGCGGCTGGTCACATTTGCCGGACCGTTGACGATTTCCGGGCCGTTCTCCCCGACAATGCCAAACTGACCGCGAGGAATATCGCCGCCGCTGTCATACATTCCGGCAAAGCCCATGGACGGGAATCCGCCCGGCGGTAACATCACGTTGCCGTCATTGTTCACCGTGGCGGGTTGCTGGCGAACAACCTGATCAGGCAGACGGGCTTTGGCAGCCTCTTTGCTGACAATGCCGAGTTTTTCCAGCAGCCAGGACACCCCCGATTTAAGCGACTCAAGCGGGTGCATCACCATGTTCAGCCCTTCCGCCAGTGCTTCACCAAAGACGCGCCCCATCGCTGCTGCGCTGCTCAACTCCGCAGAAGTCGATTTAATCGGAGCCAACAGATCGGTGAACCATCCCCACAGCGCCTGCACTTTGTCACCTATCCACTGAAACACGGGTTTTAACGGATCGAACGCTGAACTGATTGGGGCTGCGGCAGCTTTAAATCCTTCAACGACGCCCCCTAAAAATGCACCGATGGGCTGCCAGTATTTCCAGATAACCAGCGCCACACCTGCCAGAGCCGCCACAACCAGCCCTATCGGACTGAGCAGGGCACCCAACAATCCAGAAAGGCCATACAACGCCATGCGCAACACCGCCAGCGGACCGGATACCAGAAAACGCAATACACCGCCCACTGCACCCAGGCTGCTGCGCAACAGTGCCAGCGGATTCATCACCTGGCCCAGAAGCCCGCGCAACCCTGCCATCCCGGCGCGAAAGATTGCCAGCGGCGCGCCAGCTATCGCTTTCAGGGCATTTCCTGCCAGCCCGGCAGAGCGCCGCAGTGCATTCAGTGGCCCAGCCAGTAAGCCAGCACTGCCACCTGACGAGGCCATGCCACGACGCAGCAGAGCAAGAGGCGCACCTGCCAGCCATGACAATGCACTGCCGGAACGGGACAATGCCGCTGTCAATGTTGGCAACGTTTTAATGCCCATAACGCTCAGGCCAAATCGCAAAATCGCCAGCGGCCCCAGCACCGCTGCAACGGTAATCGCCAGGGTTCCCAGCACCACGGTGATTGCAGCAACGGCGGCGGCTACCTTCATCAGCGTGCCCACTAACTGTGGATTTTGCTCCACCCAGCGGCGTAACGCGCCAGTGACTCTCTTCACTACATCCATAATATCCATCAGCGGCTGGCGCAGCGTTTCACCCAGGCTGCTGAACGTATTCTGTGCTCCGGTCTTAACCAGCAACCACTGCGAGGACAGGGAGTCTTTGTTAATGTCAGACTCTTTCTGCATGGAGCCACTGGCATCACCGCCGGACGTGAGTTTGAGCTGGCGCTGTAACTCAGGCAGGTTGTTTGCGAGTTTCGCCGCGTCATCACCAAATTCCTTGCCAAAAACCAGTGTCATTGCGCCCAGACGCTTGTCTTTCGGCAGGTTATTGACCTTCTCCAGCACGCGCTGAATGGTGCCCATTGCATCCCGGGTCATCTCTTTTTCAATCTGCGCCGGGTTCAGTTTCAGCAGGTCCATGCCTGCAAAAAAGCTTTTGCTCTGCATGGTGGCAATAGACAGCTCACGCACCATGGCATTTGCGGCACTGGCTGCCACTTCCGGGGCAGTGCCGAGGGACAGGAACGTGGAGCCAAGCGCCGCAGCTTTGCGATAATCCAGACGGTCTGCCACCCCGCCCATGCGTTGCAGGACGTCGATAATGTCCCCGCCTTTTGACATGGCGTTATCGTCCAGGTAGTTCAGCGCATCGCCCAGCTGCTCGATGTTGCGGGTCGGGACTTTGTAGAGCTGGGCAATTTTCCCCAGGCTTTCGGAAAGCTCATCAGCCGGAAGTTCAAACGCCGTGGAGGCTTTCGCCGCCGTAGCGGCAAAGGCCAGCAGGTCACGCTTCTGGTCAGCCCAGGAGTCATTTGGGTTTGCCACGTTCATGCGCGCGCCACCCTCAACCAGGGCGGCAAAGTCCACCGCGCCATTTGTCATCGGCAGCTGTTCACTGGCGGCCTTGATGGCGTCCTGCATTTCATAAAAACGAGCAGTACGGTTGCCGTTGTCATCGCGCAGGCCGTTGACCTGTTTAGCCACCCCCTTCATGGCATCTTCCATGCTGGCGTAACTTTTCACCGCCGCCATTACCGGCGCACCCATTGCCACCCCGGCGGCGGTTGTCGTCGCCCCGGCCCCGGCAACGCGATCACGCACTTCCAGACGGCGGGAATACTCCGCCCGTGCAGCGTTCATGCGTGCCTGTTGCTCACCCAGCCTTTTCAGTGATTTCTGTTGTCTGTCCAGAGCCTGCCGGGTTTCGTCTGCGTTCTGCCGTAGTTCCCGCTGCGCACCGCTCAGTTTTTTCGTATCAATGCCGGAATCTTTGAGCGCCTGGCGCTGGCGCTGCACCGAACCCAGGAGGCCGTTATAGCTTTGCTGCAGCGCCTGAACCCGTGTTTTTGCCTGCGCAAAAAGTTTCGCCTGGGCAGCAGTTGGGCGATTAGTGGCGGTAAATTGAGTGGCAAGCTTCGCTGCTTCTTCGCGGGCTAATTTGAGGTTGTTCGCCGTGATGGCGAGCTGAGATCGGGACTTGCGAAACTCATCAATACGCCCGGCTTGCTTGTTCAGCTCTTTGAGGCTGTTTCTGGTCGTCTGGATAGCACCTGCCAGCTCTTTCGTGCTGGCCTGTGCATTTCGGAATGGGCGGGTGAGTTTATCAACCGCATTCAGTACCACCTGCAGGCGCAGGTTGTTATCACTCATCGCTGGCCCCGCTTCTCAGGATTGCTTTATGCCGCCACTCCAGCACCTCAGTCAGCGGCATAACGTCAGTGACGGACGGCGGCCAGTGAAAAATGGTGGCAATATCTGCCACCAGATCATCAACCGTCAGGCTGTCGGCAAATCGGCAAGCACCGACTTCTTCAACAAAAAAGTGACCACCTCCACGGACATTGCGGTGAGGTCTGCCGGGTCCAGCTCCGCCATTTCCTGCGGGGTCAGCGTCGGGCTGGAGATACGCGGAATGATGGTCATCATCGCGCTCACGTCCATATCCATAATGGCCTGCAGGCGGGTGCCACGCAGCGCGCCGGACTGGGGTTTACGCAGTACCACCTCTTTGATTTCGCTTTTGCCGCGCAGGATTGGCGTATCCAGTACCACGGTTTTTTCGTTTGTTTTGTCGCTCATGTTCTTGTCCTGAAAAAGTGAGTTCTGGCGCGGTAGCCCGCGCCGTTATGGGTTACTGGAGGCCGATTGCGCGACGGTGCGCTTCCATCAGGTCCACGCCGTCCACGATTTCAACCATGTTGATCGTGTCGACCTCATACAGCACTTCGCCGTTAATGGTCAGTTTGGCGTAGCTGTTGGTGCTGCTGACTTTGGTGGCGTTGCTCTCCCCGGTTTTCAGCTCGCCGGAGTCAATCTCTTTATGACGCCCGCGCACAACCAGCTCCACGGCCTGCACTTCTCCGGTGTCATCGCGCTGGATGGATGCGGTAAAGCGCAGCTGCACGCCGTCGGCGGTGGTCTTCGCCAGCTGTTTAAACAGCAGCGACTCCATGCCACCAATGGAAAATTCCGTGTCCAGCGCGCCGTCATCCAGCCCCATGTCCACATCCACCGCGCCAGCCATGCCGCCGCCGCGATACTTCTCAAACTTGCGGGTGAATTTCGGCAGGGTCAGGGACTCAACGATCCCCTGCCAGTTGTTCCCGTCGTTGAACAGGTTCAGGTGTTTTAACTTACGTGGTAAAGCCATGTTGCCCCCCTTATGCGCTGACCTGGCTGGCGAAATTCATCAGGTACTGGTCCGTGATGCGCTGGCGTAACAGCAGATTTTCCAGTGGTGGCACTGGCGTGTAGTCGTAGTCGATCAGCAGCTTCCCGGCCTTGAGCGTGTCCTTGTCGTTCACGGACTCATCCAGCCAGCAGTCACCGCCAATCAGATAACCCTGACTCACCAGGCTGCGCATTTTGGCGCGGATACCTTCAATAATGTCGCGGGCCAGGGACGGATTAAGCGGTTTGTCCACCGCCCACATGTGGGCTTCTGCCATGGTGTCAGCCAGCACCTGCGCCGTGCGGGTGTAGCTCTCAAAAGCGAACAGCGGATCATCGCTCAGGCAACGGGAACCCCAGAAGCGGAAACCATCTTTGCGGATAAGTGTGGTGATATCGTTCTGGTTCAGCAGCCCCGCATCGGTTGCCGGGTCCTGCAGGTCCCAGAACACATCCGCCGACAGCCCGGTGACGCCGTTCACGCCGACGTTGGACAGGGTTTTGTGCCACCCGGTCTGTTCGTCGATTTTGGCACGCAGACCCAGGGCGCGGGCCGCGGCAAATGCTGTGGCATCGGCCTGCAGCACGGTGTCAAAGTTGATGAAGTCAGGCCAGATCAACATCCCTTCACGCTGGCTAAAGTTCTCACGGTAAGTGATCGCTTCTTCCATCGTTTTGCAGCCATAGGCCGACAGATAAGCGAACCCGCGCAGACTCTGTGCCACGCCCAGCAATTCGGTGGCAACGGCCTGCGTGTCATGGCCCGGCACACCGAGAATGCGCGGCTTAACGCCCAGCTGAGACTGCGCCGAGAGCAGCGCCTTGATGCCCGTTTTTTTGCCGTCAGCCGTCACACCGCCGATGATGTTGGTGGTGGTTTCCGCTTCGGTTTCGCCCTGCGCCACGCGGATAACCACGGTGACAGGTTTAGCCTGGTCGGCAATCGCATCCAGTGAACGGGCCAGGGTGCCGGACTCGCCCGCTTTGCCGCTGGCGGTCAGTACGTCGGTCAATAAGACAGGTTTATTGAGGGGAAACACTGACGGGTCGGCGTCGTCCCCGGTGCAGACCATTCCCACAATGGCGGTGCTCACCGTGGTAATGGTGCGGGTGCCTTCGTTGATTTCCTCAACGCGCACCCCGTGGTGGTAATCCTGAGCCATAAGGCATTTCTCCAGTTTACAGGGGTGCGACTATGTTCTGATTGATACGTGCGTGGCGCACGCGTCGGGCTTTGTGTGGGGAATGACACAATCACGGAGATAAGGTTAGTAACATGCTGTATCAGCACCAAATTTTCTAAGCGGACTATGATCGTGTAGAATACGCCGCTTTGCTGATCATCATTGAGCATACTGGAATTAAACAATGAACCGAATTCACTGGTTAGATAGTCTAAGATTCATTGCCATAATCCTGGTGGTATTTACCCACGCCCACGAACAGGCTGGCGTTTCTTTAATCGCCCTGAAAAGTTTTTATTTTTCTATTGATCGCCTCGGCGTCCCTTTATTTCTCATGATTTCAGGCGGTTTGATTTTGCAAAAAGCCGCAGACAGGAACTACGCATCCAAGATTTACAGACAAAGAATTCCACAGTTTTTCATTATTCTGATTTTCTATTGCCTGATGATGAATGTTTTCAAACAACTCTCCATGGGAACATTAGGCACGACTTCACTTTTCCAGTTTATTACCAACAATAACGGAGTTTACCCCGCTAACCAGTGGAACACTCCCATGTGGTATATGTATGTCATTATTGGCCTGTACCTGGTTGCACCGTTCCTGTCCAGCATGGTTAAAAATCTGACCACAACAGATGTGGTCAAATTATCTTTACTCATTTTGGTATTAAATCAACTGCCCGCTACGCTCAGGAGTTTGGGCATAAACATTGATATACTGGATAAAATCAACACCGGACTGCATAGCGGCTATTTGTTTTTCTTTCTGATTGGATATGCAGTACTCACCGCCAGAACAGTCAGAACCAGCTTGTTTGTTGAGGTTCTGATGTTCGTTCTCCCCGTGGTCTTCCGGGTGGTTTGCGATTACAACACACAGAAGTTTAACTGGGTTATGAATTGGTACGATACATCCTTACCCATTGCTATCTCCGGTGTGGGGCTGTTCCTGATCCTGAAACGTTTCTTTGAACAGAGACCTTGTGACTCACAGCTTATTAAAACAATTAGCGCCTACTCTTTTGGTATTTATCTGTCACACCTCGCGTTCATTTATCTGACAAAGTATTTATTAAACGCAATGGGGGTAAGCGTCAGTGAGGAAATCAGAACCGGCATATTCTTTGTTGCTGGATTCACTGGCGGATTTATCTATACCGCGTTAATGATGCGGACCAAAGTCACAAAATATCTGGTCAATTAACCGTTCCCCCCGCATCTCTGATGCGGGGGATAATATTCCGCGCTATAACTTCTCGCTTGGTTCATTCTGCAAGAATGACTCTTCATTTTCCTCACGCTCAGGTTCAATGAAATTTACACCATCATATCCCCACCCAATACCAGCATGACTATCCTGTAGCTTTACCACTTTATGGCTGGAGAACATCGAGCTTGCCAGTTCATCTGAATCACAAATTACGACATTTTTAACGATACCGTTTGTAATAAGTGCATAATTCATCATGCGTACTCCCAAATAACCACGACACCCTGAGCGCCATTTCCCCCAGCAAGAGCCGGGCTTCCTGCAGTGATGCCACTGTAAGATCCGCCGCCCCCCGAACCGTAGGCTTTGCCATCAATACCTGACAAATCTGGCGCCGCGCGGGCGTATCCGCCATCTCCAAAGGCGCTCCGCCCTCCTGCGCCAGAAACACCAACAGTCCCGGACAAGCGGAGGCCCAGGATACCGGGTTGCAGAACCGGTGTACTGATCAGCACAATGTCCGCGCCTGATGGATCAACCACCGTGTTTGCGCCGTTGGTTCCCGCAACAGCAGGGACTGAGTTGGCAGACATTGAGTTGCCACCGAATCCACCCGGTGCAGTAATCGAACCGAATGAGGTCGCCCCACCGCTGTTACCTGTTGCTGCGCTGACTGCCGCTCCGCCGGAACCAATAGCTATTGGCGTTTTGTCTGCTGGATTGAGGACAACAACTTTAGCGTATGCACCGTTTGTCCCGCCCCCACCGAGGGAGCATGTCGAGTTTGCTGTGACTGAGGTACTGCCACCGCCGGCACCACCACCGCCCTGTACTTCAACTACGGCAAATTTCGTTGCAGGGTTTTTGGCATAGAGCTGTGACGTCTTCACCACAGTTACCCCGACGAGCCGCCCTACGGCACCAGTCGCCACGCCACCCGATAAGCCAAGGTTTTTAATTGCTTTATCAGCTATGCCAGCATCCGCAAGCTCTTTCAGCGCATTTGCAATCAAAGGATACTGTGAATGTGGATTCTTATCCTCAAGATGCGCTTTCATCTGGCTGTCGACATAAAGCTTCAGCTCCAGCACCTTGTCATCCACATACTTGCGGGTTGCCAGCACCACCGCCGGGTCAATTTTCAGGGTGATGTTGTCGGTGCTACTGGTGATCAGCACCATGCGCACGGTCTGCGTGCGCCCGCTGCCCTCAGACAGCTGCGGTTTGTAACTTTCCGGGCAGTTGCCGACGGCAATCAACGCGCCTGTCTCATCAAACAGTCCAACCTCACGGATCCACCACCCGCCCTCTGTTTCAGGAATAACCTGCTCCGCAATAATCTGGCTGCTGTTCTGCGGGTCGATGTACAGCATATTGAGATCGGCCCGGCGCTTTTCAGCAATCAGGGCCGTCTGCTGCGCGCTGGGTGTCGGCAGCACACCGCCGCCATCGCCCACCGCCATTTTAGTAATTTTCAGCGGAACACCGAGCGCGGCGGCGCTTGCCAGTTTCGCCGCGCCGATCTCTGTCAGCAGGGTATAAAATTTTGCGCTCATGGGTTCACTCTCACTGTGTCAATAACATGGACCGCCCCGCCCGCATAAACCGGGCCGCCGGACGTAATGGTTTCGTTGATATACGGGTAAACGGTGATTTCCTCCCCGATGTAGGTGCCAGCCCCGACCCAAAACGGGCCGCTCGTCTGCAGGTTGATTGACATGCCAATCAGATGGCGGCTGCAGGGTTTGGCGTCACCGATCAGGCGCTCCAGCTCCAGATAGGTTTCCTCCGTGATGCCCTGGTCCTGCACGCCAATGTCCAGCCGGAACGTGCCGGGGGCCTCGTTGGTCTGCCACCACTCCAGAATGCGGATCAGGAAACCGAACGGCTCCACCACCCGCCGTACAGCGCTGGTTGTGCCCTTGTGCTGATGAATGTAAAAAGCATCCTGCACCACCCGGCGTTTCACGCTCTCCGCCCAGCTTTCGTCCCAGCGGTCCACCGAAAACGCCCAGGCCAGATACGGCAAAAAGGCAACCGGACACGTTGCCGGGTTCCAGAGGTCACGCAGGGGCACCTGCAGATCGGAAATGCCGCTGCAGCTCTCCGCCAGTCGGCGCTCAAGCGGAGACGAACCCGGCGGCAGCAGGCTATTCATCCGTACCCCCGACGCTCACGCTCCAGTCAGTGCAGGAGGCGGCCTGGGTTTTATCCAGCACCACATCCGCCAGCGGCGAAAGCAGTTCCACCCGCTGCACGCCCTCAACATGCAGGGCCGCATAGATGGCGCTCAGGCGAATATCCCGCCCCAGCCGGGTCTGGCTGGCGATGTACTTCTGCAGACTTACCCTTGCCGCTTCCAGAATGGGTTCAGACTCCGGTCCCGGGTAGAGATAGAGCAAGGCGCGCACGCTGTAATTCACAATAGAGGCCCCGCGCACCGTCAGGCGGTCAGCCACCGGGCGCACGCTCTCACTGTTCAGCGCTTTTTCCACCACCGCCAGCAGGTCAGCATCCGCCGTGCCGTCACCCTCCCGGCTTAATACGGTCAGCACCACCTCAGCCGGGGCCGGGCTGGTTGCGCTGGCATCTGCCACGCGCCCGTCCGCACTTTTGGCGTGAAACTCGTAGGCCGCCGTGGGTCCCGCTACAGACAGCCCCTCAAAGGCCGCCGGGATGCGCAGGCGTAGCGCTTCGTCGGTTTCCATCACCGCCGCCACGGGCGGCACGGCATCGTCATCTGCAGGCGTGACCGTGAGGCGCTTAACGTTGTAGTTAGCACCGAGCTGCTCCAGGTCGCTGCTGTTGGCATAGGCCACCATCACCGCCAGCGCTGCCTCATTAATACGCTGGCGCAGCAGAATTTCCCTGTAGGCACTTTCCTGCAGCTGTTTGGTAATCGGTTCGGATTCCAGCGCCAGTGTGCGGTGCACCGCGTCCTGCTGGTCAGCCGGGTGCAGCGCCACAAACGCCGCTTTACGCTCAGCCAGCAGCGTCTCAAAGTCCGGCACATCCACAATCTGCGGCGGCGGAAGCTGGGAAAGGTCAATAACTGCCATTCTCTGCTCCTGTTGATACGGAAAGGGAAACGGGCGCACCGTCAGTACGCCGCCCGGTCAGCTCGACCACCATCGAACCGTCAAAGCTGCTGTTGATGGTGATGCCGTCCAGCGTCAGCCGTGGCTCCCAGCGCATCAGCGCGACGTACACCGCGCTCATCATCTGCAGACGCAGCGCCGGGTTTTGTGGCTGGTCAATCAGGGCTGACAGCAGTGAACCGTATTCCCGGCGCGCAATGCGGCTGCCCTGCGGGGTGATCAGAATGTCCTTCACGGACTGGCGCAGATGTTCGGTGTCGGTGATGGCCTTGCCCGTAGCACTGCTCATGCCGGAAAACATCGTCATACCGGACCTCCTGATGTCTCGCCGCCGGACTTCACTTTGTTGTGTGCGTGGTCATCCGCCACGATCCCGTTAGAACTCATCGGGCCGCCACCCTGGGTGACAGCGCCATTAATCACTACCTCACTGTTAATGCGGGTGGTGTCAGCTTCAACGACAAACTCCCCGGTTTTAAAGGTGACGTTATCCGCCGCCTCGATAACCATCGACTTGATGCCCCGGACATACCAGCGCCCGGTTGAAGGCTCGTACTCAAACCAGCCGCCGTCCGGGTATTCCGTCACGCTGCCGTCCTCAGAGTCGGACGGTGGAGGAAACTGATTGGAGTAGACAGCAGGCAGCGCAAACGCAGTTTCCAGATTGCCGCCCAGACTGAAAAGCACAACCTGCTCACCCACGGACGGTTTCCACCAGGTGCGCGAATTGCCCGCGCGCAGCGTCAGCCAGTTAATCCAGTTAGTTTCAAGGTCGCCCGTTTTCACCCGGCACAGCCAGTTGTCCCGGTCCACTTCGGTTACAGTACCGGTGCGGATCAGGTTGGTGATAAGGCGCATGATTTCGGTGAGTTGTGTGTTCATAGTTGCTGAGAATGTCATTTTTCGGTGGGCGGGCCATCCCGATGACGTTGTGCTATTCGTGGTACAATTGCGTTGTTCTCAACCACTGGAGCTAATAAATGCCAATTATACGCGTTGACGCCGCCGCCGATGGATCAGTACTTTTTCAAAAAATTGAAGATGACTCCGCTCCGCTTACGTTGCTATTTAATGAACATGGGAGCAGATTTATTGATACTGCTGAAAAAAAAGGAATTGCTGGATTCCTTACTATTCCTGAATTTTCAGGGTTATTAAAAGAAGCTAGCAATAAAAATAAGTTATCAATTATTCCTAATCACCAAGCAGGAATAACGGCAATAATAATTAACTAATTTAAATGAGCTGACTTTATGGTCGGCTCACTTTAAGGTCCTACCCTCCTGCCAGCCAGCGCAATAAAGTGTCCTTAGTCACCGTCTTAACTTCATCGTTAACACCCAGCAAACGGCGTTCTGTATAACGCACCTCCGGACCTTTCCGACTGACACGATCACGGAGGCCGTAATGGTGAACGCGGGCAATACGCTGCACCTGACCATCAAACTGCACGCTGGCGGAATCGGCACTGGCTGCGGTTTTCAGGTATTTCGTGGTGCGGAGTTTGGCGAACATTTGCCGCTTAATGCGGCCCTTCTTTGTACGGGCAGTGACCCTGCGCGGCTCGTAGCCCGTCCCATCAGGATTGCGCTGCAGACGGATGTTGTTCTGCTGTGTCCGGCGCAACTGCTGCGCCAGTTCCCGCATCATTCGCTTTCGCGCCGCTGGTTCCAGATTTGCCAACAGCGCAGCCAGCCAGGCGTCTACTTTCTGCAGCTCATCCACGGCTCACCGTCCACATTTCTTCTGGTTCATCTGGCTCCGGCTCCGCCTTAACGACTGAGGTCCCGCCCTCAGCGCTAACCAGAATGCGCTCCGTCAACTGCAGGTCCAGGCTGATATCGCAAATGTCATTGCGCAGAATATCCACCTCAAAGGAAAACAGCTTTTCGCGCAGTTCCGGGTTGTTGATGGCATCAGGCTGACTCTCTATCAGCCACAGCAGCACCGGGGCCATCAGCAGGTTTTGATCGCCGCTAAAGTCTTCAATCACCACATTCAGGGTGTAACGATATTCCCATGACATGGAACTGGCCCCGGTTGCCACCAGTGAGCCTTTATCCACAAACAGATGCAGCTTGTCCGGGTTTTCCCGAACGTAGGCCACCGACTTATTCAGCGCGGCGCGCAGGGACTGCGGCTTGTTCACTGTCTCGCTCCTGACATGACACGATGGTGTCCACTTTGTCGGCACAGACCGCCCAGGCGGCCTCCGTTTCATCAAGCAGGGTCAGAAGATCGCCGTTACTGCGTGGCGCTGACCTTTCCAGGCGGCACTGCGTCACCTTTGGACAGCCACTCACGGTAAGCTGCACCTCCGGTGAGGATGGGTCTTTCGCGCAGCCTGACAACATCAGGAGGCAAAAGAGTGTCAGCCCAGCGGCGCAAATCGTCGTTTTCACGTTTTAGCTCCTCGATCCGGTTCTGTCGCTGATGCAGCAATGAGCGCGTATCCTCCGCCGCTGCATAAAGTCGCGTCTGCTCCCGGCTGTTGGTTTCTGTCAGGATGGACAGGCCGATCAGCTGGCTGTTTTTCTTCGCCAGCTCCTGATTTTTGCTTTTCAGCGCAGCTTCCTGGGTTTCGATGGTGTGGCTGGCGTTATTGAGCTGCCACGATTGCCAGCCCAGCGCCGTCAGTACCAGCGCCAGCATTACCGCCAGCACACGCATCAGGCCACCACAGGTTCATAAGTTCGCACACGGGCAATCTGGTACAGGGCCACCGTCAGCAGATAAAACACCAGAGTGATCACCCATCCCGAAAATGCCAGGCAGAGAACAATAAGCAGCCTCATTGCCCAGGTGCGTACAGGTTTTGCCGGGTGAGATTTGAATTTCAGCAGCGCCGCTCTGACCTCATCGCGCACGCGCTCCCCGGCGAACCATCCGACAATACAAAGGGCCGCCAGCAGCCAGGCAAGAAAATAAGACACCCAGACTGCAGCACCAACCAGAACCGGCACACCGCTGCGCGGATACAGCAGGCCAGCAACCAACAGCACAACCCATACCAGCTTGAAAAACATGCTCATGATTTTCTTTTTCATTTCGTTATGCTCCTTTTAAGCACCAGGCCATTTCCCGCGCGCGGCGGTTGTCCAGCCCCTGATTGAACACACCTTTGACATACACCCAGCGCGGCAGCTGTCGGCACGCATCTGCCCAGCGCTGTTGATTGAGCAACTTCACCAGCGTGGAGCTGCAGGCATTGCCCGTGCCGACGTTGAACGTAAATGACACCACCGCGTCATAGACCTTTTGCGGCACCGTCTGCCGCACACATTTTTCCAGGGCCCTTTCCACGCGCTGCACGTTGCTGATGAGCATCCCCGCCGCCTGCCGTTCAGTGATGGCCCGGCCCGGCACCACGCCGAAAGTGTTACCGATGCCATCGGTCCACACACCCGCGCTGCACTGGTACGGCTGAAGACGGCAGCCCTCGTAATCTGCAATCAGTTTCAGGCCATCCAGCGAGGTGTGGAGTGACTGAAAACCCGGCAGTGTGGCGGCGATGGCCAGCACCGCGCCCACCAGGCAGCGCTTAACGATTGATGGATTCATACGCCTCCCGCGAGAGCCGCCCGGCACGCAGCAGCTGGTAAGTTTTGTGTTTGTAGTACCAGTTGATCAGCAGCATCAGCGCGCCAATCAATACGCCGCCCACCGTGGACGCATCCTTGATGGACAGATTCCCCATCCACGCCAGCACAACGGCGATACACCAGGTGATAAAGGCGCTGATTCGTTCAAGCGTCATGGTTCAGTCCCATAGCTGAACGGTCTGCACGGTGGGCGTTTCCGTAATATCCGGCAGCTCCACCTGCAGCCCGTGAGGTAAAAAGGGGCCATATTCAGCCAGCCCCGGATTTGCCCGCAGCACCTGCTCAGTGACACCCTGCGTGCGCCCGTAGTGACGCCAGCAAAGTGCATCCACCGTGTCATACTGGTGCGCACGCACTTTCATCAGATAAGCTCCACCATGCAGTGCGGCGCATCCTGCACCCGGCTGATAGCCCAGCGGGCATCACGCCACAGATCGGCGCAGGCCTCCGTCAGCTCATCCCCGCGCTTTACCGCAGACGCCGTGGCGTCATAGTCCTGGTAACGCTCATTCAGCACCGCCCGCGCCCAGCAATACACCGCATTGCTGTAGTGGTGCAGGCGTTCACTTTTGCCGTCCAGTTCTTCGGCAGGCACATCTGCCAGCATCCGGTAGCCCAGCACCTGCTGGCGCTGGCGGAAGGTGTACAGCTCCGCGTTGACTTCTGATATTGCCGTGAGCGCCAGCTGTTTCAGCCGGGCGGGCGTTACCGTGCCGTCAGTGCGCATCACGCTGCGAAATTCGCACAGGTCCACATCGGGCCAGAACGGCGTGTTTTTGATGACCTCCGCCTGTTCCGGGGCCTGCTCAGGCGCAACAAACTGCATACAGCTTTCTCCTGAAAAAGTGGGCGGTGAACGGGATTTTGATAAGGCGCTGCCTGTCGCCATCCCGTGCCGCCCGTGCGCGGGGCACGTTCCGTCACTGACTCTCGTTGCGCAGTCTGCGCTCAAGCCGTTCTTTGTCTTTTTTCACACCGCAGCGTGGGTCCAGCTGCAGCGCATGAGTGAGGTGATTCAGGGCAGAGGCCGGGCTGGTTTCGCAGAGCAAAAGGCCAATGGCTTTATGCAGACGGGCGCGGGACTGATCCGGCATGTCGGTGCCGTCCGTCATATCCAGCGCCTGCAGCAAAAACTCCGTCTCAAAAGGTTGTGAGGCGGTGATGGCGACCTGCGCTGCGTCTGCCAGCTCCTCAACCAGCACCGTCTGCGTGTTGCGGTTGCCCAGCGGCATCACCCAGCCATGGCGCAACGCGTGCCCGGCGATTTGCAGCGCTCCGGCATAATCACCGGCATCAATGCGCCAGAGCATGGCGTACATCACCACGTCATCCTGGTGTGCAGCGTCAGCCGCCAGCACGCCATCCACCCAGGCGGCATATTTCGGCAGCAACTCCACCTTGATTTGCGCCTTTGTCACCGTGGACTGAATACCTTTCAGGCGGCGCTTGTCTTCTGCCAGCTGCAGCAGCATCTGGTCATAGCCCGACGCATGCCGAACACTGCCGCCCATGCGGGCGGCCTGTTCAGCCTGAACGCGCAGGCGGTGTTGCCGTGCGGGACTCAGGCTCATGCGTTATTCCCCACCTTCCGGTGCAACGGGGGCGCTGAAATCACCGATATCAATGTTTTCCACCAGAGCCACGCAGCGGTAGTCTTCCACCACGTACGCCTCGTTGACGGATTCAAAGTTTTCGATGCGGTCACGCTTTGGATTGTCGATAACGGCACGGCGGCGGGTTTCTTCCTGCCAGTAAATGGACAGGTTATCCAGGCGAGTGACCAGCAGAGCATTCGCCGGGAAGAACGGCGCACGCACCGCCTGCAGACCGCCCATGCGTTTCTGGCTGATGATGAGATCGGCGGAAATTTTTTCGCTGTTGTCCTGCTCTTTGTTGACCAGCGGGAAATATTTGTCCGCCAGCAGGGCACGCCCACAGACCACCACCAGACCGTCATCGTCCTGGAAAATCGGGTCGATAAGTTCGTTGACGGCATCCATCACCACTGCGTCCAGATTGATGTACTGACCACCCGGCCCGACTTTTACCGGGTCTGCCGTGGTGGTGCCGTCGGCATCGGTGGTGCTGCCCATCACGCAGTCCGGCGCATCTTCACGCACTTTCTGCAGCCAGCCTTTGTTCACATCCTGCAGCAGCGGGTTATCAACGCGATTGGAGGTTTTGGCACGCTTCACGCCGTTAAAGCCGATCATGATGCGGTCCAGGGCCTGGCGCTGGATGATGGCGTTACGGATGCGCAGCTGGAAGTCCTGGAATTTAGCCCACAGGTCCAGCTTCGCGTAGGTCAGTACCGTGTCAAAGTTGGTCTGTTCGCACTTGTATTCCACGTCCGTCATCAGCGTTGGATCAACCGCTTCGCGCTCTTTGGTGGTGGTGTCGGTCGTTCCGGCAATGGTGCTGCCCACCCCCAGCCCCAGCAGCTGACCGGACTGCTCAGACACGCCCATGACGTTAACCAGGGTCAGGAACGCGGCGGACTGCTGAATCTGGTCTTCCAGGGTCTGCTGCACGGTGGGTTCCACCGTGAACTTGCTGGACAATTCCTCCACCGGAACATTGTTCAGGCGGGCCAGCTGCATCAGGTAGGCGTTAAAGGCAAATTTGGTTTTCTGTTTCATTGGGTTGTGTGCTCCATCAGCAGTTAGTTACGGTGCCAGCCGGAGCGTCACCGCCCGGTGCACGCTGGCGGTAATCCTTGCGGCTGTCTTCGGCATTCAGCTGCTGCTGCAGCGCCGCAAAATCGGCCTGCTGTTGCTGCAGTGAAGTTTCCAGCTCAGACAGGCGCGTTTCCTGCTCTGACAGGGATTTGTCCGTGCGCTCGCCAAAGCTCTGCTGCTCAGTAGCGACCAGCTCCACGGCCTTATGCACATCAGAGAAACGCGCATCATCGGTCTGCTCTTTTTTGGCAAACAGCGCAGTGACACGGGAAAAGAGGGACGGCGGCGATTCTTCCAGTTCGATAACCGTTTCAGCGGCAGCAGAAAACAGGTTTTCCGGGTTCTGCTTGCGGTTTGCCAGCGGGTTATAGGTGGCGCTGGCGCTGAATGTCAGCATTTCAGTGCCGAGGCTTGCCGGGTCATCGGTAGCTGCCAGTCCGACCAGATACGCTTTCCCGGTGTCGGCAAACTGCGGACTGACTTCCATGGAGGTGAAAAGCTTCTGGCCTTTCTTCACCAGGGCCACAAGCGCATCGGTCGGGGTGACGTCGGCATACAGCGCCATCTTGCCTGCCAGCGGACCGTCTTTAATTTCCTCAGCAACCAGTGCAGACACGGTGCCGTAGCGGTTAAAGGTGCTGTCCGGCACGTAGGACTTGATGTGCTCAAGGTTAATCTGCGCGGTATACACCGCCGGGTTGTAACTGGCTGCCATCTGCACCAGCCAGTCACGCTGGATTTCGCGTCCGTCAGTGGTGGCACCTTCCACCCCGATGCGGAAACGCTTTGCTTTCGCTGTCATGAGCCATGCTCCGTTAGAAATAACTTACTGGAGCCTTATGTTTGCTGGGATGGGGGGAGTGAAACAACGCGCGGGCTTTGTGGGGTTCACTACACAAAACGCAGCCGGGGAAAGGCATCAGGCAAGGCCGTAGGCTTGTGCCATGGACATGACACTGACACCCGCAGACCTCGATCCCCGTCGGCAGGCTATGCTGCTGTACTTTCAGGGATACCGCGTAGCCCGCATTGCTGAAATGCTGGGCGAGAAAGTTGCAACCGTACACAGCTGGAAGAAGCGCGACAAGTGGGGCGAGTATGGCCCGCTGGATCAGATGCAGCTCACCACTGCCGCGCGTTACTGCCAGCTCATCATGAAGGAGCAGAAGGAAGGGAAAGACTTCAAAGAGATTGACCTGCTGGCGCGCCAGTCAGAACGCCATGCCCGCATCGGCAAATTTAATGACGGCGGCAACGAGGCCGACCTTAACCCCAACGTGGCAAACCGCAACAAAGGTCCGCGCAAGCCAGCGGAAAAGAACGTTTTCAGCGATGAACAGACCGAAAAGCTGCAGGAGATTTTCCACAGCTCGATGTTCGCCTATCAGCGACACTGGTGGGAGGCAGGCAACCGTCACCGCATCCGCAACCTGCTTAAATCCCGTCAGATTGGTGCAACCTTCTTCTTTGCCCGTGAGGCACTGATTGACGCCATCACCACCGGGCGTAACCAGATTTTTCTGTCAGCCAGTAAGGCCCAGGCGCACGTCTTCAAGCAGTACATCATCGACTTCGCCAAAGAGGTGGATGTTGAGCTGAAAGGCGATCCGATGGTGCTCCCCAACGGCGCAACGCTCTATTTTCTGGGCACCAACGCCCGCACCGCGCAGAGCTACCACGGCAACCTGTACCTGGACGAATATTTCTGGATACCGAAATTCCAGGAGCTGCGCAAAGTGGCCTCCGGCATGGCGATCCATAAGCGTTGGCGGCAAACCTACTTCTCAACGCCATCCAGTCTGACACACAGTGCCTATCCGTTCTGGTCGGGAGCACTGTTCAACCGGGGCCGCGCCAAAACGGACAAAGTGGACATTGACCTGACCCACGGCAGCCTGGCCCCTGGCCTGCTCTGCCCGGACGGACAATACCGCCAGATTGTCACCGTGGAAGATGCGGTGCGTGGCGGCTGTAACCTGTTCGACATCGACCAGCTACGCATGGAGTACAGCCCGGACGAGTACCAGAACCTGCTGATGTGTGAATTTATCGACGACCTCGCGTCAGTGTTCCCCCTCAGCGAGCTGCAGGCGTGCATGGTGGACAGCTGGGAAGTCTGGACCGATTTTCAGGCTCTGGCCCTGCGCCCGTTTGGCTGGCGTGAAGTGTGGATCGGCTACGACCCGGCAAAAGGCACGCAGAACGGCGACAGCGCCGGATGTGTGGTCATGGCACCGCCTGCCGTGCCGGGCGGCAAGTTCCGTATTCTGGAGCGCCACCAGTGGCGCGGGATGGACTTCCGCGCCCAGGCCGACGCCATCAAACAACTGACCCAGCAGTACAACGTGACCTATATCGGCATCGACTCAACGGGCGTGGGTCACGGCGTTTACGAGAACGTGAAGGCGTTCTTCCCTGCCGTGCGTGAGTTTGTTTACAACCCGAACGTCAAAAACGCCCTGGTCCTCAAGGCATACGACATTATCAGCCACCGCCGCCTGGAGTTCGACGCCGGACACACCGACATTGCGCAGTCTTTCATGGCTATCCGCCGGGCCACCACCGCCAGCGGCAACCGCCCGACCTACGAAGCCAGCCGCAGTGAAGAAGCCAGCCACGCAGATTTGGCCTGGGCAACGATGCACGCACTGTTTAACGAACCGCTGCAGGGCGAGGCCGCCAATACCAGCAACATTGTGGAGATTTTTTGATGAGTGAACACGACGCCCTCACCAGCACCGTACCAGCGGAAGCAACCGCCCAGCCATCCAGCGCCATGTCTGCGGAGGCATTCAGCTTTGGCGACCCGATCCCGGTACTGGACCGCCGCGAACTGCTGGATTACGTGGAATGCGTGCAGATGGACAGATGGTATGAGCCGCCTGTCAGCTTTGACGGCCTGGCCCGGACTTATCGCGCCGCCGTGCATCACAGCTCACCGATTGCCGTTAAGCGCAACATTCTGACCAGCACGTTTATCCCGCACCCGCTGCTGAGCCAGCAGGCATTCAGCCGTTTCGTGCAGGACTATCTGGTGTTTGGTAACGCGTACCTGGAGAAACGCACCAATCGGCTCGGCGGGATTCTGTCACTGGAGCCATCGCTGGCGAAATATACCCGTCGAGGCATCGATCTCGATACTTACTGGTTTGTGCAATATGGCCTGACCACGCAGCCGTATGAGTTCACCAAAGGCAGCATCTTCCATCTGATGGAGCCGGATTTGAACCAGGAGATTTACGGCCTGCCGGAATACCTGTCCGCCATTCCGTCCGCCCTGCTGAACGAGTCGGCAACGCTGTTCCGCCGGAAATATTACATCAACGGTAGCCACGCGGGTTTCATCATGTACATGACCGACGCCGCGCAGAACCAGGAGGACGTGAATAATATCCGTCAGGCCATGAAAAGCGCCAAAGGGCCAGGGAACTTCCGCAACCTATTTATGTACTCGCCCAACGGTAAAAAGGACGGGATTCAGATCATCCCGTTGTCTGAGGTCGCGGCTAAGGATGAGTTTCTGAATATCAAGAACGTGAGCCGGGACGACATGATGGCGGCGCACCGTGTTCCGCCGCAGATGATGGGGATTATGCCGAGCAATGTCGGGGGGTTTGGGGATATCGAAAAGGCTAGCCATGTTTTTGTTCGCAACGAATTGATTCCATTACAAAAAAGAATAATTGAGTTTAATGAATGGATAGAGGAAGAAATTATCACTTTTTCACCCTATATACTTGATGTGGAAAACTGATACTCAATGCGAACCTATCGAATTATACCCTGAGTAATTTCAGGGTTCATCTTCATCTTTAGGCATCCAACAAAGAAAATCTAATGTAAGTTTTCTTGTTTGAATCTCGTTTTCCATTGAAAATTCATGGGGCATTAATGCATAATCCATCAAAGCCGCATCATGTAGGCAATTCCCTGTGGCCTGCATCATATTTAACTTTTCATCTTGTTTATTAATATCACCTATAATTAAATCTAGCTCTTTTGAAATTGCATCTCCTTGATCTTCAGTACAAGTTTGACTTAGTAACGCAGTCAAAGTTACGTCATATTCAGATGCATCCTCTTCGTCCATAGGATAAACGAAAGCATAAACATCTAAAATTTCATTATAATACTTAATCAAAAAATTCTGTAAGGGATGACCTTCAGGATTTTTTATATACTTATCAAAGAGCGACCGATTAAATCCATCAGGCAGAGGCCTTCTAGCATAGTAGTTTACTAACCATGACAAAAGGATGCCTTTATTATTTTCATTCTTGAACTCGTTCAAATAAAGCTGTTCTTTGTGCTTCAACCTTTCCAATTCTGTAATAAAAAATTGTTTTGATAAAAGACTAACCTCTTCTTTCTTTAAGACGTAATCATCGCTATCTTTCAAGAAAATTTTATGGACATTCCTAGCATACTCAATAGATTTTGCCCCCCGGCGATCTTTTGACTTGGCTTTTCTGAACACAAGCACTTCAATATAATCAAAGGAATTGCTAGCTATATCGCAATCTTGGCTGATTATTAAAAGAAAATCCTCTATCTTGGCAACCTTACCACGAAAAGACTCTGTCGCACGGTGTTGCGACAGAGATGCAATGAAGTCAGCGTCACAAAATTCTAGCGACATAAACTTGAACTGCCTGACTCCTAAATCAATCAAAATGCTCATCATTAACCTCTAATTATTTATTACTTATTATTGATGTTAATTTTTGATCATAAATAGTCGCAGTTCTAGCGGTATTCATGCTTGACAGCTTGGAAGATACAATTTTACATACTTCGATAAGTTTTTCAAACTCAAAAGGTTCAGTAGTTAAATGCTTCAATAAAGTCTTACCCTCTACAGAAACGGATTTCAATCCTTTTGAAACATTATACCCTCTTTCTTCTACAGCTTTTGCTAAGTGAAAAAGATTCTGGTAATCACTGACATCAACTTTAGATGAACAAGAAATATGGTTATAAATAGTAGCTCTTGAGACACCAACAATAACAGCGACATTTGAAGTTGATAACCCAAAAGTCTTTTTGATTTTTTCAACCATATCTGAAATGGCATAACAATCTAAATCGTTAGCATAATCAAGTATATACGTTTGGATTAGAGAAAAATAGTCGCCATGAAGCATACGCTTTATGTCGCCGGGAGCGTAATTCTCAATAAATGTAAATGCATGCCTGTCGCTATATTGATGACGTAATATTCTATCCAGGCTCATGTTTTTGAACAAACGTTTTCTGCCAACTGGGTTATCATTTTCAGTTGTATATGCGTGTAAATAAAGCTCTTCTCTATTTATATTACCGTGTGCAGCATCAATATTTTTCCCAGCAAACGGACTTAAGTAGCCATTATTAAAATCATTAAAAGAAATTGCTGACATATGCCCTCCTTACTCTTCTGAATATTCCCAAACTATGTTACACACGTCTTTGTTTATCATTTCTTTAAAAGCATTTCCACAATTTAAGTGAGAATCACTAAACAATTGTTGCGCACTCATTTCTTCAAGAACTTTGCCAACATGTAGCTGAGCCGCCTGAGTGGTCAATATAATATATGGCTCAGAGCTTTCTTTTTTTGGTTCATGTGTTATAGATATTGGCATCACAAATTTAGATTCAGGCTCCATCATAGCATCAGGAAGGAGGCGTCTTATACGCTGAGGTAACTGTTCTAATGAAACATAGACTCTATGTGTTGCATCAATGATCTCATTTAATTCTGTCTTTGCTACGGCGAATATATTCTTTCTTCGACCGAAAGAAGACATTGGTAAAGCATTTTCTTCGTATTTGAAAAAATTACATAATTGATATTCACCCACGGGAACAATAACATCTACGTAAGCTAAAATAGCTTCATTAATAGCAGCTTTTCCATAAGCAGGAACTGATTTAATGAAGGCTTTCAATACTGAATCAAAATCATCCATAAAATAATCGTATTTTATGTAAGAAGTAGTCCTTAATTCAATTGAATCAGAATCAAAAATAATCACTTTAGTACTATCTATATTTAAAAAAGCAGTCCTCTTCACTTGATTGAAAGGTGCACCGCTATCCAGACTTGGATTTAATGCTGCAAAATCCAATTCATGAACAGTAGAGATTTCCTTGTTAATGAAACCAAGCATAGTTAAACTTTGCTGCAGTTCTGCCATCTGTTCTGACTTTAAGTCAGCCAAAGCACTGGTTGTAATTCTCCCTACAACATACGATAGGGGTGCCTGTTTGTATCTTCCGCTCATTCATCATGCCTCATCTGGTTAGACACTTTTTTAGACATAATATAGCTTATAAGTTCCGTTCGTCCTAAATATTATGTTTACCTTATAGGTAATACTACATATAGAATTTTTTCTTAAAAAAAACACAACTTATAGGTTTTGCTTGTGCGCGCGCTCGTATCCCCGCCACGCCTGCCCACTTTGTGTAGTGGTTTTCATGCAGGTGCATGACGGGCCGGAAAGCGCGCCAGTTCTGGCGGCCCCGACCCATTGCGATCCTCTTTGGATCATGCGAATCCATGCACCATAGACATGCACTGCATTCTTAAACCGCAGGATGTCATATGGGAGGGAGTTTCCCATGGTGCGAAAGCACTAATGCTTACTCTCATCCTGCCCTACTCCGTATTCATTCAGCCTGGTAACGAGATCGCTCGTCAGCTCCGACAGCCACGAGATCGCAACCTCCTTGTCGTCATCGCTACAATCTGAGCTGGCGACCAGCCGGGCCATAAGTTCTATCCGCTGCAGTGCAAGTGACTCCATGAACAAATCGTTCACAACTCCCTCCCCTTATTACTGTTTATACATACAGTACAACATATGTATTTAAAGCTGAAATGGTTTTTTACTCAGCTAACCCTTTGATTAATAGATAAGCTCAATCCTGACTTTTTCAGTACCACTGCCGCCATTTGTCATCCTCCTGCAGACGCTGGTTCTGGTAGAAGAGGCGCAACCCGGCTCCAGATGGCAGGCTGCCGCCACGCAGAAGCAGATCCACCTCCGTTTCACTCGCATCAAAACCTCTGGACCTCAGTTCAGCGTCGAGCTGCAGCCGTTGGTGATCCGAAATTTCCTGTTTGTACCCTTTCCGGCGCTTCGGTTTGACCAGTCGCAGCCTCGCTGTCAGCTCTCGCAGCTCCTTTTTGCTCATATTCTCGAAGTCCGGCAGGGCTGCAGGTTCTTGCCTGCCCGGTAATTCGCCCCCTGTCTGGTACATTTTTTCAACAGGGGGACAGTTATTGCCACGAGTCCAAGGGGCGCAAGCGCCCTGGTCGGCTGCCGCCTCCTGAACGTCAACGGCCTTACGGACCATCTTCCACTTGATTGCGTGCGTGCAGATCCGGCCCTCAATGATCGGGGACCAGATGCCATAGATACGAATACCGTGGTCGCCGTAGGCGCTCGGCTCATCGTTAAGTTCGTATGCCGTTCTGACCAGGTGATGTTTGCGGGGAACCAGTACGCCGCCCTGCTTCATGATGTAGGTGGCAAAACACCCGGCATCTGCAGCAGCCAAAACTGCGTCCAGCCGTGGATTTTCCAGAACCGGCGCACCTGCTTTTTTATCGCCCTGCACTCTGCCAGCCTGACCCGCCAGCAAACGCAGCTCGCGGTATGCCTGGCGACCCGGAATGCCAAAGAAACGGAACTGCTGGACGCGATGCAGTGATGCCCAGGCGGTGACGTGCTCCGCGCTGTCGCGCAGTGATCTGCCCGTTTCCTTGCTGACTTCTTTAGCCAGCCCGCGTCCGTCGATGTTCTTGCTGATGTATTTTGCGATGTAGCTTGTCGGCGTGCCTTTGCGGGGGTTAATCAGCTCAGACTTGAAACGCGGCCCCGTATTGTTCCCCAGCTCCTCGCGGTCTTCCCGGATGGCAAATTTACGCAGTAGCGCAGTGATGGTCCGACGCTCTTTTTTGCGCATGAAGCACAGCAGATGCCAGTGTACGGTGCCGTCGTGGTGCGGCTCTGCAACGCGGACGCCATACCAACGCAGCCCGGCTTTGTGCATAGCCTTGCGGAATGCGGCGAAGGTATCGACCAGATAATCACTGCTCTGCCGGACCGTTTCACTGGTCCACTTTGGATTCGACCTGCCGTTGTTGAGGGTCGCGTGGAAGCGTGACGGGCAGGTGATGGTATAGAACACGGCGCAATCACTGCGCATTTCCGCGATAAGCTCCAGTCCTTTAACACAGGCCATCATCTCGTTGCGACGGTGTGCCGGATTGCTGTTGCTGGCGTTAACCACGTCTTCCATGTCCAGCGTGTCGCCGTCGGCATTCACCAGCTCATGCGACTGGAAAAACTCCAGCGACTTGCGGCGCTGTTCGCGCTTATGGATCACAGCTTCATAGCTGACATACGGGGACGCTTTCCTGTTGACCAGGCAGACAGCGCGCAACTGCTCCTCCCGCCACTCGCAACGCATCCGCCATAACTTGCGATACCACCAGTCTGCACACAGCATCCTCGCCAGCGATCCCGGAATAAGGTCATAGGGCACAGGCTTACGGCGGCGTTTTTTACGGCGGAGCTGTTCAAAGGCTGGCGGGACAACATCAAGACGCATGGCCTCTGCCGCTACCCTCTCCCATGACTGGCGGATTTCTTCTGGCTTTACGTCATCCGTGACGAACAGATCACCGCAGGCTGCATCAAGACACAAGCTCATGTGCGCCGCAACCAGGGTAGACAGGCGTTTCACCTGGTCCTGATTCATTTCAGGCAAAACCAGCAAGCCTTCCAGCCCGTCATGGCTTGCCATAAAACGGAAGGAAGCAGACACCTGGCTGTCACGCACACGCGCCAGACGCTCAAGGCATGGCCTGATAGTTTCGCGCAGATAGCGGGAATACGCCTTTGCCCTGCCCAGGTCATGAAAGTATTTAATCCGTTCCAGCAGCGGTTTTCTGACGTGGGATGGCTCAGCGCTTACATCAGCGATGATCACCAGGTCGGGATTGGCCCGCTGTTGTTCCCGCGCCATTTTGGCGCGGCTAATGAGGTTATCCTGCTCCATTTCACGCTGGACAGGATCACGGGACTCATTAAAGAAATAGCGTTCCCAGACCTCATCGCTCAACGCCTCGCGGCGCAGCTTTTCCTGCTCGTTGTCCGCAGCGTAGAGAGTGATCAGGTTTGAAAGCGCAGAACCCGGCGCAACTTCTGCCGGGTCGTGGTATGGATTGACGGCTTTTTTCGGGGCATTCCAGGCAAAAGCAGCGGCGGCATCAGATGCGCCGCCGTAGTTTTTAACATCGTGATGGCTCACGCGTGCACCTCATGCACTGCAGAACAATCAGGACCTCTTGCCGGATCGAATCCAATCCAAAAGCGTTGTTTAGAAACAGCGATAATTTCCGCTGCAGACTTACTTTCTCCGGCCTCAACACCCATGCTTCGCTTTGTGGTGATGCTGTGCCGGGTGAAGTTGTGATAAATGGAACGGATCAGGGAGGTATCACTATTGGAAGTAATAACCGGATGACCTTCTGATGAACGACGCTCAAGAATAGACGCCAGGTGATACTGATCATCCTCAGTAAATCCTGCCGTGTGGTATGCCGCAAAAGTACCGTCATAAGGCGGATCGCAGTAAACCACATCACCCGCCTGCAACATTGCCAGCGTTTCGTCATAGCTGGAGCAGATGAACGTGGCACGTTGGGCCTTTTCGGCAAATGCACGAATTTCCTTTTCAGGGAAATAGGGTTTTTTATAGTTTCCGTAAGGGACATTGAAATGTCCGCTCAGGTTGTAGCGGCATAATCCACGATAGCAGTGGCGATTAAGATAAAGGAAAAATATAGCTTTCCAGAAATGGCATACATTCGATGAATGGTTAAAATCCTGCCGGGTGTTGTAATAAGCAGTCTCGCCCTTCGCGCCCTCAAAAAATCCCTGCGCGTAAGCAATAAACCGCTCACTGTTCAATTTAATCTGGCGATAGAGATTAATCAGGTCAGGGTTAATGTCCGCGACAAGATACTGAGGATAGTCTGTCGCCATCATCACCGCGCACGATCCCGCGAACGGTTCAACCAGGCGAGAACCGGCTGGCAGATGCTTCATCAGCTCAGGCATGACAGCGGTTTTATTGCCCGCCCATTTCAGGATGGTGCTCATACAGCACCTCCGTTGTAGTGCTTGCCTTTCAGCTCTGCGATTTCCTGACAGGTGATGCAGCACTGCACACCCGGAATAGCGCGGCGACGAGCTGGCGGGATCGGTGCATCGCAATCAATGCAAAGAACACGGGAAACGCCCGGAGCTTTGTTACGGGCGGTGTGGATGTGGCGCTGGCGTTCTTCTTCTACACGCTCTTGCACAAGGTCCATTGAATCAGCCATCAGTGGATCTCCTGCGCTTCGTTCTGGATGAATTCGGCGGCATTACGCAGAAGCTCTGCAGCCTCAATGCCATTGAGTTTGTCGCGGGTGATATGCACTGCCAGTTTTTCCAGATGCGCAGCAAATACATCAGCGCGGCCCCGGCGCTCTTCCATGCGCGCCTCAGTCAACATCAGGTTAAGCCCGGCATCATCTGGCCCGGTTTTGGTGGTTCTGGTTTCAATATTTCGCATTGTGTTTCTCCTGAATTTGGGCAAAAGAATGCCCGGCGGGTTTACGCCATTATTTCTGTTGTGGGTTTAATTCGGCATGGTTAGCCGTTTAGGAAATAAGCTCACCACTGCACGAAAATGGTTCATTGCTTTTATCAGCTCCCGCTTTTCGTCAGTCATCAGCTCACTGATTTTGACGCTGTGACGTTCTGCCGGAATATTTGCCATAAAATAGATGGCGGCTAATGCTCGCTTGTTTTGCTTATTGTTGGCATCCCGCGGGTCGCTCATAGCTTCAATAAACCGCTCAAGCTCTGACTCAACGTTATGACCGAATACCTTTGCCCGTAATTCGGCTATGTGGTTCAGTCCTTCATAGCGCTCACCTGGGCTTATCGAACGAGTCGTTGAAGCGCCTTCAATAGCCATGGCTTCCCCTTCTTCGTGGTAGACAGGCCAGCCAGTAATTCCGCTTGTGAGCGGGACGGGTGCCAGCGTTTACCATCTTTTCCTGCAATCCAGCCGTGACCGAAATGCGTTCCAGGGCTTCGCTTAACCAGCAACGATGCAAATGATGGTTCGTTGTTCAGCATAAACACCTCAGCTCAGACCGAACGATGAGCCAAGGCCCGTCACGGTATCGACCACGCTCGCCATCGCTGGGTTAGCCTGCAAACGCGCCTGCAAAGAAATGGCGGTAAGAGCCATAAGACGGGTAACGGAATTGACGCTTTCAACAACCTGACGGCGAGTAGTTGCATTTAGCTGAACACCGGAAACTGCACTCGCCGCTACACGTCCGATTTCAGCGGTAGCGCTCAATACGTACTGCGGCATTTTCTCGCGCGCCACTTCGTTTGTCGGTATACATGGCAGGCAATGGATCTGTGCCAGAAAGCCATCAACCAGAGTTGAATCCTCAGTGAGATCGGTAAGCAGCCAGATTTCCGGTGCAGTGAGCTGGTGAGGTTGTTCCGGGTTCAACTTGTTGCGTAGCGTCTGAACGTTCATTTCTGCGCGCTCTGCCAGCTTTGCCATGTTGTGACGTAAGGCAAAGGCCCGGCAGGCTTCATCAAAGTGTGGTTGTTTGGAAATACGATAATCAAACATGTTGTAATTCCTTTTTTATCTCAAAATGGAACTATCACGCTTGCATTGCGATTTCACAGCCTTGAGCTGCTTCCATCGTCAAAGCGAACATGTTGATTTCGATGAGGCTGTTAACACCCGCTTTCTTTCTGATTGGAAGGCGATTTTCACGGATCATCTGTCGGGCATAGCTTGGCTTATAGCCGGTACGTCGACAGAACTCATCCAGTGTGATGTAAGGCTCAGATACCACAAGATTGATGCTTGGGCGCATTGAAAAGTTTCGATTCATGATGCAATATCTCTCGGTTTGACACCAAATCTTCACTATTTGGTGTTATTGAACGACATACAACATACCAACAACCAAGATACTAGGATCTCATTTAGAGAATGTCAACAATCAAAAAAATCTCCATTAGTGAATCCACCAAAGAGACCCGCTTAGTCATCGAGAGTAATAAAGGTGGCAAAGAGGCCATTGACCGCATAATGGAGGCCTACGGATTCAGCACAAAAATCTCTCTTTGCAATCATCTTGGAGTATCACAAAGCACCTTAGCTAACAGATACTTGAGAGATACAATGCCTAATGATTGGGTAGTTATCTGTAATCTTGAAACCGGTGCAAAACTTGAATGGCTATTGACAGGCAAAGGACCGATGTTCGCTTCACTGAACGCGTCACAGCCATCACAATTTGAGCTAACAAGCATTAAAAATGGGAAGTTGGAAAACCCAATTGAGGTATCTCTAAGCTCTGACTTGCTTCCTGATCATCTAAGCGATGCTTTTTTTATCAAAAATGACCAATCGGTGTTCGTCGTAGAAAGAGCATTCAATGTAATTAACGATGGCAAATGGGTAGTTGAGATTGATGGCCTAGTGAGTATCAGGGAGTTATATCGTTTGCCTGGTGGAAGATTGCGGGTTGAAAGCGGGCCATCATCATTTGAGTGCCAAGCAGACGACATTAAAATTTTGGGCAAAGTAATTGGTATAACTGAGTTTATAGAATAAGGAGATTGAATATGAGTCAGTTCAGCGCATTTAATTATTCACAGAACAGAGATAAAGCTATTGCTAACCTCATTAATATTATTGAGGGAATGACTTGTGATGGAAAAATCAGCGAGAAGGAGATGATTTTTCTTGATACGTGGCTGCTGGAGTCAGAGGTTCTCTCACAGAACTACTATGTAAATTGCATAAGAGAAAAAATCTCTGACATCCTTTCTGACGGCATTGTGGAACAAAGCGAGCTGGATGATCTAAAAGAACTCTTACTCGAAATGCAACGCGGTTTGATGGATACGCCAAACATTGACCTCTACTCGACGGATTCAGACAAGCATCTGCTAGAAGGTTTATGCAAAGGGATGGCATCCGATTATCATCTGAGTGATGAAGAAATAAGCTACCTTAAATGGTTCCTGTCTACAAATGCCGCCCTCAAAAGTAATTACCCTGGTAAACATTTATACTCGCTGGTTCAGACAATCCTATCTGATGGCGTTATTACAGAGGATGAAAGAGCATCGCTTCTGGAAGAAATCACTGCATTCACTGGCTCTAATATTTCAGAGGGTATTGTTGATGGATATTCGACAACATCACCAGTCGATCTCATCGACCAGTTCTATCCAGAAGATAGCAAAGTGTGCCTCACAGGTAAGTTCCTTTGCGGTTCACGCCGTCAGTGTGAAGCAGACCTAATAAAACTCGGATGCACAATATCAGATCGAGTAACTCAAGATTTAGACTACCTCATAATTGGAGCGCTCAGCTCTAAGGATTGGAAGTTTCAGAGTTTCGGCAGAAAAATTGAGCAAGCAATCGATTATCGTGACAACAAAGGCGCACCTCTTAAAATCCTTAGCGAGGAACACTGGCAGAGCCTAACGCGTACCGCCGAACAGGGCTAAGCCATGGCAGTAAATAAATTAAGCAATGGAAAATGGCAGGCTCAGGTTTTCCCCAATGGGCGCGATGGACGGCGAGTCCGCCGTCAGTTTGCCACCAAAGGGGAAGCGTTAGCGTTTGAGCGCCACCTCAAAGAGCAGGCGCAGGATAAACCATGGCTGGGTGAAAAGGTAGACCGACGCCGCGTCATAGATCTCATCGAAACCTGGTTCAACACTCATGGCGTAACTCTTTCTGATGGAGTGAAGCGCAAGGGAGCGATGGAGTTTGCCTGCCTAGCTATGGGCAACCCACTGGCTACCGAATTCAACGCGAAGATTTTCGCGTCATATCGTGAGCAACGGTTAAGCGGGAAGATCACCCGCTCCAGTCGAGTGAAGACAGTTACGCCGCGCACGGTGAATTTAGAGCTGGCGTATTTCAGGGCAATGTTTAACGAACTGCGCCGGTTGGACGAATGGACCGCTCCAAATCCGTTAGAGAACGTGCGCGAGTTTAAAATCAGTGAATCGGAGATGGCGTATCTCACCACTGAGGAAATTATAACTCTACTCTCCGAATGTGAGAAAAGCCGATCCAAAGACCTGACTACCATTGTCAAAATCTGCCTAGCGACAGGAGCACGATGGAGTGAGGCAGAAGGCTTGAAAGGAAACCAAATCCGCGCAGGTCAGATCATCTACGTAAAAACTAAAGGCAAGAAAAACCGCGCGGTGCCGATAACTGAAAAATTACAGGTTGAGCTGCCATCAAGCAGGAAGGCGCAGTTGCTTTTCAAACCATGCTATTCAGCTTTTAGAAAAGCTATACAACGTGCTGGTATTGAGACGCCTGCTGGACAGCTTACGCATGTTTTGCGTCATACCTTCGCGTCTCATTTCATGATGAACGGCGGCAACATACTAGTGCTTCAACGAATACTTGGCCACACAGATATTAAAGTGACAATGCGCTATGCGCACTTTGCGCCAGATCATTTATCAGAAGCTATGTTGCTTAACCCTCTTGATAGGATGGGCTACTAA